GGTGGCTCGCGGCGCGCTCAGCTCGGTCACCCTGACCGCCACCACGGCGGCCGGCGTGGCCCTCACGAAGCTGCGTGACGAGAACGCCACCCCGAGCCTCGACGCCGCCCGCTTCACCGTCCTGCGGACCATCGTCGGCCGCCAGGGCGTCTACGTCACCACCGGCCGCTGCATGGCGCCCTCGGGCTCCGACTTCAGCTACTGGCAGAACGGCCGGGTCATCGACGTGGCCTCCGGCGTCACCCGCGACACGCTGCTCTCGTACCTCAACGCCTCGCTGCTCCTGAAGGCCGACGGGACGATCGCCGAGCTGGCCGCGATGCCCATCGAGGGGAACCTCGCCAACGCCCTCCAGGCGGCGCTCACCCAGCCCGGCGACGCCAGCGCCGTCACCGCCACGGTGAGCCGCACCCAGAACGTCGCCGCCACGTCCACCCTGCCGGTCAGCGTGCGCATCACGCCGCTCGGCTACGCCAAGTACATCACCGTCGACCTCGGCTTCTTCATCTCGAAGTCGTCGTAGCCCTGCCAAGGAGAGCTCGCCATGCCAGCCCTGTACCCCGACATCAACGGCGTCCGTCAGGACTACTCCTGCGTGACGGCCATCGTCGGCGTGAAGCCGTTCCGCGGCGTGAAGTCGGTCAACTACTCCGACGGCGCCGAGCCGGGCGACGTCTACGGCACCGGCGCCCAGCGCGTCGGCCGCACCCGCGGGCAGTACAAGCCCGAGGGCTCGATCGAGTTCTACGAGCAGGAGTGGCGCGACTTCCTCGCGGCGCTGCCTCCCGCCATCGGCTACCTCGAGATCGTCTTCCCCATCTTCGTGGCCTACCAGTCGACCATGGTGAGCCCGCTCAACTACGACGCCCTCTACGGGTGCCGGATCAAGAAGGTCGAGAGCTCGCGGCAGGAGGGCTCGGAGGCCCTCACCGTGAAGCTCGACCTGGACATCATGCGGATCGAGCGCGACGGGAAGCAGGCGCTGACCGGCATGCTGCTGTAGCCCACCCCAACCGCACGGAGCCATCGACCCCATGGCCATCGAGCAGAAGATCATCGACGAGCTGAAGGCGAAGCACGGCGAGCTCGTCATCCTCTCCACCGCCTCCTACGAGGTGGTCGTCAAGGCGCCCAACCGGCAGGTCTGGCGCAAGTTCGTGTCGAAGGTCGCCGACGAGAAGTCGCGGGCCGACGCCGTCGAGGTCCTCTTCCTCGACTGCGTCGTCTACCCGGACGCGCCGGTCATCAACGCCATGCTCGACGCCAAGCCGGCCCTGGCGCAGCAGTTCGGCTCCGAGGTGGCCGACCTGGCCCGCGACGGGGAGGTCGAAAAAAAAGTGCCGTGATGGCGCAGCGCGCGCTCTCCACCAAGTCGGACGCGGTGCGGACGTGCTCGGCGGCCATCGGCGCGCTGATGAGAGGTGAGGATAGCGACGAGGCGGACGCGGGGGCGACGGTGCTGGCGGTCTTCATCCGCAGCTTCCTGGTGAACCGGAAGGGGTAGGGCGTGGCGAAGGACCTCACCTGGATCTTCAAGATCGTCGACCAGATGTCCGGTCCCGCGCGCGCGGCCGGCTCCGCCGTCGCCGGCCTGGGTGGGAAGCTCCGCCAGCTCGGCAAGGACATGGACGTCGGGTCGGCCGGCTTCAAGATCAAGGGCTGGGCCGACACCATCAGGATGGTGGCCACCCCACTGGCCGAGCTCGGCGGCGCCGCCATCAAGGCCCAGGCCTTCAAGGAGGACACGCTCCTCGGGCTCGAGATCATCCTCCAGTCGCGCGAGAAGGCGAACGCCGTGCTGGCCGACGCCATGAAGTTCGCGGCGAAGACCCCGTTCACCACCACCCAGGTGATGGGCTGGACGAAGGACCTCCTGGTCGGCGGCTTCAATCCGAAGGAGGCCGAGATGCTCATGACGGTCGCCGGCGACTTCGGGGCGTTGAAGGGTGACGACGAGTACGTGCAGCGCGTCATCTTCCATCTCACCAAGCTCAACGCCGTCGGCCGGCTCACCGGCGAGACGATGATGCAGCTCGGCGAGGCCGGCCTGCCGGTGGGCAAGGTCTACGAGTCCCTCGCCAAGCACTTCGGGACGACGGTCCAGGGCGTGCGGCAGATGCAGGAGGCCGGACGCATCGACTCAGGTACCGGCATCAATGCCATCGTCGACGCCATCGCCGGGCTGCAGGGCGGGACCATCGGCACCGTCCTCAACAAGCGCAGCCAGTCGCTCTCCGGCCTCTGGTCGACCCTCAAGTCCAGGCCAGATGAGCTCTTCATGAGCGTCGGCGGCGGCGGGATGGACCGGATGAAGGGCGCGCTCCAGACCATGGCCGACGCCTTCGACCCCTCCAGCGCCGCTGGCCAGCGGATCACGGCGTCCCTGACGAGGCTCTCGGACACGGTGACCAGGCTCTTCATCGAGCCGCTCTCCGGGCCAGGCGGCGCGCAGCGCGTCGAGAAGGCCATCAGTAGCGTCATCACCGTCGTCGAGGGGCTGGCCTACATCTTCACCGGCCTTGGCACCGTCCTGGGATGGGTCTGGAGCTTCCTCGAGCTGATGGGTGAAGGGCTCGCGAAGGAGGCCTTCGCCGTCTGGTACGCCTGGGACTGGGTGACCACGAAGCTCTCGGCCGCCTGGGAGGAGATGAAGAACGTCGGCACCAACCTGATGAAGGGGCTGGCCTGGGGCATCGAGAACGGCGTCACCTGGGTCATCGACGCGATCTCCAATATGGCCGGGACCGTCATCACCACCATGAAGGAGAAGCTCGGGATCCACTCGCCCTCGGCTGTCTTCGAGGGGCTGGGCCTCAACGTGGTGGCCGGCTTCCAGCAGGGCGTCGATGGCGGGTCGGCCGGCGCGAGCTCGTCGGTCGAGTCGATGGTCCGGATGCCGTCGGTGGGCGGGGCCGGCCGGGGCGTCACGCTCGCGCCCGGCGCCGTGGTGGTCACCATCCAGGGCGCCGAGGCCGGCAACAACATCGAGACGCGCGTCCGGGACGCGGTGCTGCAGGCGCTCGGCCAGGCCTTCGAGCAGCTCGGCCTCGAGGCGGGGGTGGCCTGATGGCCGGCTTCTGGGACACCGGCGGAGGCGAGGTCTTCGGTGACAGCATCGTCTCCATCTGGGACCGCTTCGTGGTGGCCGGCCGGGCGCTCCCTGGTGTCGCCACGGTCGAGGGCTCGAAGAGCTGCAAGCTCGACCAGCGGAACGCACCCGGGACCGACGGCGCCACCCTGACGCACATGGGCAACGAGTCGTCGCCGGTCACGGTGCGGCTTCGCATCTGGACCGCCGACCAGTACGAGGCTTGGAAGAGCCGGCGCGAAGAGCTGATGGCCAGCACCGGGAAGGCCCGGCCCAAGCCGGTGATGGTCTACCACCCGGCGCTGGCCGACCTGGGCATCAAGTCCCTGTACGTCAAGGAGGTCGGCTTCCTGCGGACGCAGCCGGGTGGCCTCGGCGAGGTCATCATCAAGTTCCTGGAGTTCCTGCCGCCCAGCAAGGCAGGGGTTTCCACCCCGAAGGCGGCCATCAACACCAGCGTCCCGAACGCCTTCGGCAGTGGTGCGCCGCCGGCCGGGAAGCCGCCCAGCGCGAAGGTCCCCGGGCCATGACCGCCGCCTACTGCACGGCCAACGGATACGCGGTGGTCTCCGGGACCATCAGCAGGCCTCGCCAGGGCGCCTGGCGGGCCGATCTGCGCGTCGATGTGGCCGACCCCGCCCTGCTCACCGGGAAGGTCACGATCGCTCTCGGCGCGGGCAGCCAGCGCTTCGTGGGCACGGCCCGGCGGGTCGGCGCCTACTTCGACTCGTGCTACGTCCGGGTGGTTGGCGGCGCCGGCGGCCTGACCAGGTCCTTCGGGCCGAAGAGCTACCGGGGCGTGCCGATGAGGATCCCCCTCCTCGACGTCCTGGCGGCCGCCGGCGAGACCCTGGCGCCGAACTCGGACTCAGCGGCCCTCTCGACCGTGCTGCCCTTCTGGCAGGCCGTGGCGCAGCCGGCGAACGGCGCCATGGCGTCGCTCATCAAGGCGGCCGCGGGCGCGGTGACCTGGCGGGTCCTGCCCGACGGGACCGTCTGGGTGGGGCCTGAGACCTGGCCGGCCTCGAAGCTGGTCAACTACGACGAGATCCACTTCGAGCCGCACCTCGGCCGGGCGGAGCTGGCCGCCGACGACCCGAGCATCGCTCCCGGCGAGACCTTCGAGGGCCGGCGCGTCTCCTACGTCGAGCACCAGGTCGACGCCCGCAGGCTCCGCCACCTGGTCTGGTCCGAGGACCCGTCCCAGGGGGCCTACGACCGCGTGAAGGGGCCGCTGGCGGCCTGGGTGAAGTCGCTCTTCGCCCGGGTCGACTACCTGGCGCGCTACCCGTCGAAGGTCGTCGCCCAGAACGTCGACGGCTCGCTCGAGCTCGTCCCGGACGACTCCCGCCTGCCGGGCATGAGCGGCGTGCCCATCCGCTACGGGGTGCCCGGCCTGAAGGCCACCGTGCTGCCCGGCGCGCGCGCCCTGGTGGGCTTCGCCGGCGGTGATCCGGCCAAGCCGGAGGCCGAGCTCTGGGAGAGCGCCTCGGTGCTGAAGCTCGAGGTCGATGCCACACTCGTCACGCTCAACGGCGGCGTTCAGCCCATCGCCCGGGTGGGCGACACGGCCGGACCGTGGCCGATCATCGGCGGCAACTTGACGGTGCTGGGATAGCCATGGCCCTGAACGCGACCACGCTCTCCGCCGCCATCGTCGCCGCCTGGACGGCCGACCCGAAGTGCGGCTTCTCCAGCCCGCTCACCACGGCGCAGCGGGACATCATCAAGGCCCTGGCCGATGGCGTCGCCTCGGCCGTGGTCGCCCACATCACCTCGAGCGCCGTGGTGGCCGGTACGGCCACCGGGGCCATCTCCGGCGGACCGGGCGTGCCCGTCGTGGGGACCATCACGTGAGCGATTTCGGCCTCGACGTCTCCACGTACCCCGACCTCGATCTCTCGTTCACGCCGATCTCCGGCCAGCGGGTGCTCGCCGAGGCGGTGATGCGACGCCTCGAGACGGACCGAGGGACCCTCGTCTACGACCTCGACTACGGCATCGGGATCCGATCCTGGCTCAGCAGGTCGGTAACGTCGAGTCAATTAGAGGAACTGAGATCACAGATCGAATTGGAATGTATGGCCGACGAGCGGGTCGCCGCGGCCGACGTGAAGATGACCTGGCAGCGGGAGGCCAACGCGCTCACGATCTCCATCGCCCTGACCCCGGCCGACGGCGTCACGCCGCCCTTCCGGCTGGTCCTCCAGGTCACCGCGGTGACCCTCGACCTCCTCTCCCTCGGGTGACCGCATGGCCTTGACCTTCGAACAGCTCATCACCCCCAAGACCATCGACCAGGTCCGGCAGCAGCTCCTCGACGGCCTCCAGGGGCGCGGAGTGGTGACCAAGGCCGGGACCGGCCTGGGCTCGCTCACCGTCTCCGGCGCTCCCTCCGGGGCCTACTCGGTGGTGGTGGAGATCGTCACCGCCGGCGAACTCGGCGTCGCGACGATGCGGACGAGCACCAACGGCGGGGCGACGTTCGGCGCCCCCGTGGTCACGCCGTTGAGCGGGACCTACCCGCTGAGCGGCACGGGGGTGACGCTGCAGCTCGTGCCCCGGGTGACCACCGCCGACTGGTCCTTCATCGCCGGCGACCGCTACATCTTCGAGACCACCGTCCCGAGCGCCATCGCTTCGGCCTGGCAGGCCGGCTCGGTGCCCCGGACGCTCGTCGAGATCGACGCCCAGGCCATCGCCGACCTGACCAGTTTGGTCGCCGCCATCGCCCGCAGTGGCTTCGTCACCGACCAGCCTGGGATCACCGGAGCCGATGGCGGTTGGCTCGACATGGTCGCGCAGGCCGTCTACGGCCTCACCCGGCAGGCCGCGGTGGCCGCGGTGGTCCAGGTGGTGCTCACCGACGCCGGCGGCGCCGGGCCGTTCACCATCGTCGCCGGCCAACTCTGGGTGGCGGCCACGTCCTCCCTGGGGACGAGCTCGCCCAAGCGCTTTACCAACGTCGCCGGCGGTGTGCTGGCGAAGAACGGCACCCTGACGCTCGCCTTCCAGGCGGAGTCCCCTGGAGGCGCCTGGAATGTCGGCGACTCGACCATCACCACGCTGCAGACCTCGCTGCCAGGGGTCACGGTGAACAACCCCGGGCCGGCCTCGTTGACCACGAGCGGCAACGACACCGAGAGCGACCAGGCGCTGTCGACCAGGTGCGTGGGCCGGTGGGCCTCCCTCGGCACCGGCTCGCCGGCGGCTGCCTACGACACCTGGGCACGTACCGCCTCGAGCGACGTCACCCGGACCAAGGTGGCGGCGAGCGGAACGGTCGGCGGCCAGGTCGACCTCTGGCTGGCCGGAGCGGCGGGCGGGGTGACCGGTGGGACGGTCGCGATCGTCGTCGCCGCCATCACCCCGAAGATGCCGCTCGGCTCGACGCTCAATGCCCTGTCGGCGACGGCGACACCCATCACCATCACCGCGTGGGTCTTCATCTACACCGCCTTCCTGGACGCTGCGCAGGCCGCCTGCGAGCTCGCCCTGCAGGCCCTCATCGCCACCACGCCGATCGGCGGGACCGTCTACCTGTCGGCCATCATCGACGCGCTGCAGTCGGTCCCAGGGGTGCGAAACGTCTCCCTGACGGCACCGACGGCCGACACGGTGCTCACCTCGGCGCAAGTCGCCACGCTCGCCGGCACGCGGTTCTACTCCGGGGTCTAGGACATGGGGCTCTACCGAGACTTCCAGAGCGGTCCGCCGACGGTCGGAGCCGTGCCGCCGGATGGCCTGGCTCCGACCTGGCTGCAGAAGCCCGGCGGGCAGGCCTGGCTGCGAGCTCACGGCGATCTGAAGGACTGGCTGGTCGGCATCCTGACGCAGGCGGTGAAGGCGCGTGCGCCAGCCTTCGCGCCGCTGGACGCGCTGCAGCTCCTCGGCCACGAGCGCCAGATCGACCGCGGCATCACTGAGACCGTGGCCAACTACCGGGCGCGCGTCGTCGAGGCCTGGGAACTCTGGCAGTACGGCGGGACGGCGTGGGGGCTGCTCCGCGCGATGCTCGCCGCCGGCTACCCGACCGTCTACCTGCTGAGCCAGACCGGGGCCACCTACAGCCTCGACGGCGCGGGCCAGCTCGTCGTCTCGGTGGTGCCCGGGTCGATCCACCTCGGCGGGTCGCCGGCCGAGCTCTGGAGCGACTTCGGGATGCTCATCACCACTCCCTTACCAAACCCCTGGCCCTCGGCACTCGGCTACACGCTGCCGGTGATGCTGCCGAGCGTGACCACCTCGACCCTGGTAATCCCCCCCGACGGATCCAGCGAGCAGCGGAGCGTCTCCGCGCTCATTAAGGCCTGGAAGCCAGCGCATGCCCGCTGCGTGAAGGTGGTCGTCACCGACGGCCACGTCTGGGGTGTAGGCGGGCTCACCTGGGGCCAGGCCTCGCTCACGTGGGGCGCCGGAAACTACGTCACCTGGACGCCCCCCGAGGGGTAGGAGAACACCATGAGTAGCCTTTACACCGGTAACCCCGCAGGCGGCGCACGCTCGCCGGCTATCCAGATCACCGGGCCGGCCGACCTCGACCCGCTCAACGCGGCAAGCGTGAACGCCCTGGCGCTGTCGAAACTCGCTGACTACGTCGCGTGGCTCCAGGCGCACGCCGCGGTACTCGACCAGGCCAACACGCTGAGCGCGCTGCTCTCGCTCGCCAACGACGTCAACCTGACCGCCGCCGTGGCGCAGGCGATCTTGAAGACGGCCGCCGGCGGGCTCACCTTCGGGACGGCCGCCGGCGGTGGGGATCTGACGCTGTCGGCGAACGGGGTGGCGCTGCTGAAGCTGCTGGCCTCGGGCTCGCTCGACGCGCAAGGGAAGGCGCTGGGCAACCTCGGCGTGGTGACTGCGGCGGCTGGCGTGACTGGCCTGCCGACCCCGTCGGCCGCGACCGACGCGACCAGCAAGGTCTACGTCGACGGCAAGTTCTTGAACACCGCGTGGGCGGCGATGCCATTCAACGCTGCCAACTGGACCAACGGTGCCGGCGCCGCCGCCGTCTACTACTGCCGAGACGCCGCCGGAAACGTGCGCTTCCGAGGTCGTCTGACGTCGGCCGGGACCGCATCGGTTTGGCTCAACAACTCCAGCCCGCTGCCGACTGGGTTCAGGCCGGGTGTCACCACCACCGTGAACCACGTGGGTGGCATCGCGAATGATCTGCTCAGCGTGGACACGAGCGGCAACATCTCGCTCGGCATCAGCCCAACGCTCGGCGACTACGTTTACCTCGCCAACCTGTCCTACCTCGGTGAGAACTAGCCCCGCGGACGTTCAGTAGCTCAGTCGACGAAGGCTTCCCGGAAGGCTTCCCAGTCGGCGTCGTCCATACACTCCCCGCCGGCCCAGCCGGCGTCGGAGGCGTGGAGGCAGTCGACCAGGTGGCGGATGCCAGGCGCGGTGCAGGCCAGCGGCTTGCCCTTCAGCGACGAGCGCACCTGCTTCTCGGCTTTCTCCAGGTCGACCAGGTTCTTCGAGAGCCGGTAGGTCTCGCTCTTGTTGACCACGCCGCCGATCTGCGTCGCCTTCTTCTCGTCGGCGAGAGCTGCCTCGAGCTTCGTTCGGCCCTCGGCGTAGTAGCAGAGGTAGACCGACGCGCCGTAGGTGTGTTTGGCGTCGCCGGCGAGCGCGCGGATGGTCCCCGGTGGCGGGTCGGCCGAGAGCAGCGTGGCGAGGAGCAGGACTGTCAGCATGGCGCCCTCCTAGTCATCTACGTCGATGAGCGACCCGCCCCAAGCGCTCGACCCGCCCAACGGCCGGCCGGTTGGACTCATGAGCGAGATGCGGCAGCGGTCGGGTGTTGGCTGGTTGGCCTTGTTCTCGGTAGACCAGGCCTGCCAGAAGCCCGTGGCGAGGTCGAGGCGCTGTCCCTTGGCGAGACCTGCCCAGGCTGGTCCGACCATGATGAGGAGCTTGTCGGGCACCTTCGGGTCGATCGCTGCGTCGAGGATGATGGTCTTCTGTGGGTCCGCTGCGCGAAGGGTCTTGAGCCAGGCCGCGGCCGCCTTCGCCTGCGGAGGTGGAGCC